AAGCCTTCTGCATCCCAACTGAAGGTGACAACGATGCGGACTCACAAACCCACCAAGTGGCTGCGCGAAACACCGTGCCTGCCGGTTACGACGAGTTTGAGAAGGCCACCCTGCCAGCCATGCGCGAGGCAGCCATGCAAGGCGAGAAGGCTTTGTCCGATGCGTTCATGGCCCTGCCAAAGTCAGCCCACAAGGCAGCCTTCTGGCAAGCCCAAGGCCCTGCCCTCAAGAAGGCAGCCAAGACAGCTGACACACAAGGAGCCGCAGAATGAGAGTCATCACAGCAGACCAAGGCACAGACGAGTGGAAGCAGGCGCGTGTTGGCGTGCCATCCGGCTCCAAGTTCAGCGACATCATGGCCAAGGGTGGTGGGGCAACCCGTGCCACCTACCTGACGGCCTTGGCCTTGGAGCGCATCACCGGGGTGCGTGAGGAGTTCAAGACCACGTTTGCGATGGAGCAGGGAACGGAGCGCGAGCCGCTGGCCAGATCAGCTTACGAGGCGCACACCGGCAGCCTGGTGGAGGAAATCGGCTTCTGCATGCACGACACCATGCAGGTTGGCGTCAGTCCGGACGGTCTGGTCGGCAAAAACGGCATGACCGAATACAAGTGCCCGATGCCAAAGACACATCTGGAGTATTTGCGCCTGGAGGCAGGAAAGTGCCCGACTGCTTACCGCTGGCAGGTGCAAGGCCAGCTGTGGATTGCGGAGCGCGAGTGGTGCGACTTCGTGTCCTACAACCCAGACTTTCCAGAAAACGCGCAGATGGTCATTCGCCGGGTCATGCGTGACGACAAGGCCATCAAGGAGCTGGAGACCGAGGTGGTGAAGTTCCTGGAAGACATCGAGCGCGAGGTCGAGTTCATCAAGTCTTATAAGGACGCATCATGAACGGCAGCGACCTTCGAGACGTAGGCATCGCTCGCGTGTCCATTGGCCGCGAGGAATGGATCGCCAAGGCACGCAGCACAGCGGTGGCAATCGCGCAGCGTGCTGGCCAGGTGACCATCAACGACGTTCGGAAGTTCATCGAGCTGCCGGACGACTATCACCCCAACACATGGGGCGCGGTTCTGAGGGGTGACGCCTTCGAGCCGATCGGATTCTGTCAAGCAACCCACCCATCAGCCCACGCTCGGGTCGTTCGGGTTTACAAACTGAAGGAGCAAGCATGAAAGCAAACGGACTGGCACGCATCGGCAAAGACGCCGAGGTGCGATACACACCTGGCGGTGCAGCGGTGGCCAACGTCTCGCTGGCGTTCACCTACGGCAAAAAAGGCGACGGCGGCAAGCGCCCGACGCAATGGGTCGATGCCTCGCTGTGGGGTCAACGGGTGGAATCGCTCGCGCCGTACCTGACCAAAGGCAAGCAGATCGTGGCCTACCTGGAGGATGTGCACATCCAGACCTACACCAAAGGCGACGGCACGCAGGCCAGCAAGATGGCCGCACGCATTGCAGATCTGGAGTTTGTGGCCGGTGGCGAGCAGGCAGAGAGCCAGCCGAGACAGCAGCCCAAGCCACAGGCAGCACCACAGTCGCAAGGCTCAGGCTTTGACGACATGGACGACGATATTCCCTTCTGACAACTGGAGCAACCATGAGCACACGCATTTACCTGGTCACCGACGTGGAGACCAACAAGCACCGCCTGATTCGCGCAGGCAACCAGGCCCAGGCCATCCGGCACGCAGCGCAGACACGCTTCGACATCGAAGTGGCTGGCCAAGACGATCTGGTCAGCCTGCTGACTGGTGGCATTCCCATCGAGCTGGCCGGTGGGCCTGCGACTGCAGATATGTTTGAAGAAGCTAAGGAGACAGCATGAAACGCTACATCGGAACAAAACTGATCAATGCCAAGCCGATGACACGGCAGGCCTACAACGACTTCCGAGGTTGGACTTTGCCAGCCAACGAGAACGGGGCTGACGAAGGCTACCTCGTCGAATACGTGGATGGCGGCAAAGGCAACACCAACCATTACGCCGGTTACGTTAGCTGGTCTCCTTCTGATGTTTTTGACCGCGCATACCGTCCTTGTGATGGCATGACGTTTGGCCACGCAATTGAATCGCTTAAGGCTGGCCAGAAAGTCGCACGCAAAGGCTGGAATGGAAAAGGCATGTGGTTGGTGCTTGTACCTGGCACTCCTGTAATTCATCCAAAGCCAGACACGCCATATGGGAAGGCTGGAATCTCTGAGTGCGAAATCCTGCCGCACATCGACATGTGGACAACAAACGCTCAAGGCCGTCGCGCAATGCTTCCTGGCTGGTTGGCCAGCCAAACCGACATGCTTTCTGAAGATTGGGAGATTGTGGAATGACCACCAAGAACAAAACCCAATATGTGACCGTCCGCCTGTCGGACGAGATCATGGCCAAGCTCAAGGCCGAGGCCGAGCGCAACACGCGCAGTCTGTCCGCACAGGTGCTGCACTACATCCGGCTGGAGCTGGACAAGGTGAAGTCATGAGGCGCGGCTGGCAATTCGACGTGGAGTGGTTTAAGCGTCGCTGGCCACTGTTCGCCGTCGGCATCGAGGACAATGAATTCATCCTGCGTTTGTGGGTGGTCGAGATAACTGTCTGGAGATACTGATGGACAAAAACAGGCACATGCTCATGGCGTACCTCAAGCCATCGAAAATGCACCTGGCCGTCTGCAAGGCCGCTGGCTGCGGGTGCCGTCCCGCGCTGGCGGTCTTTTTCGACCGAGTGGAAAAAACCTTCAGCATTTTGGAGTTCAAGCCATGACCGAAGACGAAATGAATCTGGATTTACTTGTTGGCGAGCTGGAGCAGGAAAACCGCCTGCTACGCGCCAGAAACGAGCGCCTGATGGCAGAGGCCGAGGCAACCAACTTCGACCGCACAGCGGCCTGGCTGAAGGTCTGCGGCAAGGAGCGGCTGAACCCTGCGCACCTGTCCGTCCAGATCGGTGTGCACTTCGAGGAAATCGTCGAGTTGCTGGAGTGCATCGAGACCGACTGCGTGGAGGACAACCACTCTCTGGAATGCATTGCCGATGATCTGCGCCTGATCGCCACCAGCCTCAAGAAGGCCACCACCTCGGCCTTCATCAAGACTGGCAAGGAAGTGGCTGCGCTGGACGCTCTGTGCGACACCGAGGTGACCGGAAACGGCATCGCCTACCTGGCAGGCTTTGATAAGAACGGAGCCGACAAGGAGGTGCTGGCTAGCAACGAGTCCAAGCTGGTGGACGGCAAGCCGATGCTGATGCCAGGCGGCAAGATCGGCAAGGGGACGAACTACAAAGCACCAGAGCTGGAGAAGTTCGTGTGAAGCGCAAGTGGCACAAGCGTTACACGATGATGGACGAGCTGCTGGCCAGTCCGACCGAGCCTTTGCCACAGGCTTGGCGGACGAGCCAGCTCACCAAGATGTACGAAGGCCTGCATCAGCTCGAGCAAGGCGACAATCCGCAGCCGGACGACTGGCGGCTTGTCAGCGATGCCGTGAAGCTGGTCGAGACGCTTGTGGTCGAGATGAAGGTCTGCGAGGATGCCAACGGCCTGCTGATGGACGCCATCACAGCCTTGGCCAAGGCAGGCAAGCGCAGCAAGGCCGGGCAAAGCCTGCGCCTGGACGGTGAAGGCATCGTGGCCGTGCGCTCGATCCTGCGCGACTATGCCGAGCTGCTGGACGTGCTGCCAGCCAGGACGATGGTGCGCTGCCACCGGCTGACCGAAAAACGCATCCAGGACATGCTCGACGGCAAGCGCAGGCCGCATGATGTGGAAATCTGCGACTTGTAGGGATAACCCCTACAAAATAATCTTGCATTGCTTGTGGGTGTTCGTGGTAAGATGTGGGCATCGCAACCAAGGAGCCAACATGAACAAGCTGATCGAAACATTCCGCAAGTGCCCGACACCTTCCAACCGCGCCAAGCTGCAGACCTACCTGCAAAAGCACATGATGGCCTTGTGCCTGGCAACGCCTGAAGAGATCGCCTTCCTCAAAGCCCACGAGTTCAAGATTTAAGGAGCCCACCATGCAGATCAAACGCTACCATGTGATCCTGGCCGCCATCGGCCTCATCATCTCCATGGGCATCGTCGGCCAGTCCGACTTCGAGGAAGAGCAGCGCCAGGCCGAGCAATACTGCGAGATGGTCAAGCTCTGGAAGCAGACCAAAGGCCAGGCCGGTTGGCCAGCCTACAACGGTGAAGGGGTGTGCAAATGACTGAGATTGAAAGCCGCGTGGCAGGCATTCCATGCCTGATCCGGGTGACCCACTTCGAGAGCGTGCGCGGGTCGTACAGCTACAACGCGCCCAGCGACATGGACTATTACGGCTACAGCGAGTGCGAGTGGGAAGTGCTTGACCGACGTGGCCGACCGGCTGCCTGGCTGGAGCGCAAGCTCACGGATGCCGACCGCAGCCGCATCGATCAGGAGATCGAGGAAGCCATGACCGAGGATGCGTACTGATGGACGCGCTCGGCCACTACGACAGGCTGTATGGCGACCTGGGCCTGTCACCAAACGACGCAGCCAAGTGGGTGTTCATCTCCGGATGGAACAGCGCCATGCAGGAGGCCATGAAGCGTGTGCAGGCCATGCCGTTTGGCAACGACACCAAGGCCAGCTTTTCCATTTATTTTCAGCAGATGATGAAGGTCGATGCTGACGAGATCAAGGCAGGTATGCAATGAAAAAAGACGAAACAAAACACTGCGATCAGTGCAAGCACGCCACCATGAGAGCGCTGCCTAAGCCAACGCTCATCTGCGCCATGCTGCACAAGCCGCGCTTTTACGCGCCTGTGTACTGGCTCAAGGATTCTTGGGGCTGGAAGCGCAAATGCGAAGACTTTGCAAAGAAGGAGCAGGCATGAGCAACGTCATCCCATTCAACGGCATCACCAAGCTCGACCTCAATCCGGACATCGTGCTGGAAAACACCAAGGGCAAGCTGGAAGGCTTTGTCATCTGTGGGTACGATAAAGACGGACAGGAGTATTTCGCCAGCACTTATTCCGACGGTGGCGATGTGCTGTGGCTGCTGGAGCGCATGAAGCTGCGCCTGCTGACGGTAGAGGTGGACGAGCAATGACCCACTGCGACGACTGCAAACGTGACAGGCTGCCAGATGGGGGCATCAGACTGACGCCGACCAGGTGGATGTGCGCAAGGTGCTGGACGTTGATCCTACAAAGGCGCAGCAGATAAACAAAAAGCCCGAATCACCGGGATTTTTTTTGGTCAGGCGTAAGGCCTGGTTCCAGCCTTGTCGATGATCAGGGCTTGCTTGCGTGGGCTGGTGTCATCGCTGTTGGGCACGCTGATGTGCGTCCAGCGGTCAAACTCGCGGATAATCTGGTCGTAACCAATGCCGCTGGCCACAATGGCCTTCACCACCTGGTCGGGCGTCATGCCTGGCACACGGAAGTCGGCAGCGCAGCCGAGGCGGTGCTGGCTGGTGTCCTTGCTGCCCACAGCGTCGTTGACCTTCTTTGTTCGCAGGCCTGAGCTGATCATGATGGGCTTGCCACCCAGCACCACCTTGACCTGCTCCAAGAAGTCTGCAAGCCTGATGAGGTTGGCCAGCTCAATGTCATTGGGGCTGTTGTCCCATCCATTGCGCTCGGCTGTCTCGCTGGCCGTCAATTCTTCAAGGGTGAAATGCGGTGTTAGGTTCATTTTTTACCTCGTGAATCCATGATCTTTTCAAGCGTGCGGCCACCAAAGTATGCGGACATCACCAGCATGCCCCATTGGCCAAGTAGGGTGACATAGGCCTCGGCCACACGAAAACCAAAGCCATCGAGCACAGCCAGTGCCAGGTATGCGCTCAGGATGTAGGCCAGGGTCATAGGCCGGATGTTCTTGGACAGCCAAGAGTCGGAGGCCATGTCGGCTTTCCAGCGGTCAGAAACACCGGTCTGCTCGGACTTGTACAGGTCGGTGTCGTTGGCCATCTTGGCAAGTTCGCCGTCCTGCGCCATCTTTGCCAGATCGAGCTGAGCCTTGGCCTTGGCCTCTGGGTCTGGAATCAGCTTATCGATCAGTTTGCCACCGACATCAAGGAGTGCTGCAAGTGGGAACATTATTTTTTCTCCAGCCTAGTTTCAATGATGGCGATCTTCTGGCGATTGTGCTGAATGTCGTCACGGTTCTTTTGAATCTCGGCTGACAAGTCTTGACGCAGACGCTCACGGGCCAGTTCTGCACCAGTGTTGGTGGCCTGCTTATTGTCGCTGGTGACGACCAGACTGATTTTGCTGTTCAGAATTGTGACCTCGTGACTCAGGCTAGACAGAGCCATCATCAAGTAAACCACGCAAGAAAACAGCAGCGGGAGGATGGCGAACGTGATCTTTTCAATCAGTGCGCCTTTTTCAGACTGGTCAGCCATGTCATCCACCCTTCACGTGGCTGGCAACCCACGCCACAGCAGCGCCAACAGACGACGCGATGGTCATACCCATCCAGAAGCCGCCGCGCCCTTTGTTGGCGAGCGCAAGCAGCTCCTCGACGTTGCGTTCCATCTTGTCAACCTTCTTGTCCATGTCCTGGACTTTCTGCCAAAGCACGCCGTACTTGACCAAGTCGATCTCTCCATCCGCCATGACATCGGCCTCCAGCATTTAGATGCCCTGGCCGGGCGTGACGTAGATGGTGGTCGCGCCAGAAGCTAGACCGCTGAAGAATGTGTCTTTGTTGAAGCGCAAGATCTCAACAGCGCCAGGCACCAGAACGATGGCGTCTGAAGGCGTGCCAGCAACAGGAGCGACTGAGGCAGCCTGGGCCAGTGCGGCTGTCGGGCCAGTGCCCAAGAACACGGTGTTCGTGCCTGCGTTCACGAAGCGGTATTGGCCTGCATTCTGTGGATCAAACTTAGCGTAAACAGGCGCTTGAATGCCAGCAGGTGCTGATGCAGCTGCTGCCACCACGATGGTTTTGCCAAGAGGTGCAAATGCAATTTGCGAATTGGTGGACATGATTTTTCCTTAATTGGTTGTGATGAAGTCTTGGCACATTACTCGCGTTGCTTGTAATGCTCCTGATGTGCTTGTCACTGTGAGTGTAAGATTATTTGAACTTGCACCAACTGTCAAAGTCAATTGAGCACCTGCTCTCCAATCACCTGCACCAAGAGAACAAGTATATGTAGGAGTTTTCATACCCCAATTAAGCAGCGTATTGTTTGAGTATGAGAAAAAGATTTGTGTTTCTGCTCTCATTATCGAGCCATCAGTCGAACTCCATGCAACTACATTCACGTCGATGGTGCCGAATCCTCGGTAATAAATTGGAAAAACAGTGACAACAGAATTTCCACCAGCAGTGATTGAACCGATGTTGATGTTGCGGAATCTTTGATTTCCAAGATCAGCATTTGATGGATCACCAGCAACTATCGTGTCGCCTGTGATCTTTGGAGTTGCAATCGTTGGCGATGTGGCCAGCACATTGCTGTCTGAGCCGGTGTTGGTGACGCTCACAATGTTTTTGTTGGAATCCAATGCAAGCGCAGTGGATGCTGTCAATCCAGACAATGTGCTGGTTCCAGACACGCTGAGGTTGACGCCATTCAAATCAGCGCCACCTTCGATGCGTTGCCACGTGGTTCCATTGAAGGCTGCAACATCGCCAACACCCCAATTGGAGATGCCGTCAAGAGCTGTCGATCCAGCAACGCTGACCTGGTAGTAGTCGCCCTTAGTTCCCGCACCAGACGTCAGGGTTGGCGTGTTGGTGCTGGCATTCCATGTGCCTTTGTAGTTCAACGCTCCGATGGCGTTGACGATGGATGAGACAGTCTTGAGCATGGCTGTCTCCTTATTTGTTCAGAGGCCACTGCAGTGAGACAACAGCAGGAGCAGGAGACTTCATCTTGTCGATTATTTCTTGAACTTCAAGGCCCGCACATCGAATGTCATCAGGAGCCACTGAGGTGTTTACAAAGCCGATCAAGTCATCTTCAGTCAAAGACTCCAAAGGTTTGAAGTCCGCCTTATCTGGAGAGCCAATACCAATGGTGCGAACTACAGATGCCTCATGGTCTCCGTCTTGGCCATGCACGATGTAATCGACCGAATAGACGACATTTTCTAGGCCTTGCTCACTGTCAATAGGCATGACGTTGAGCTTGTTGATTTTGAGGTTGAAGGTGGTCATTTGGTTTCTCCTTAAGAAGTGGTGATGATCATGCCGATGCGGACACGGCGCATGTCGTTTGCGCCAGTGTTTGCAACTGTCATTTGCAAGTTGTTGGAAGACACGCCAATAGTGACAGTCATAGTAGTCAACGATACATAGTTTCCAACACCCTGACTTCTGACGTAGGTAACAGTGCTCAAGCCAGTATTTACAGCTAAACCGCCTTGCCAATGAGCAAGAATTTGACCTGTGGCAGTGTCTGTGTCGTTTACCGTCAATGGTGGCGTCGGTGTTTTTTCCCAAGCTGTGACAACAAACTGAATCGTAATTTGCTGATCTGTTGCTTGAGCTGGATAAATGGTGATAGTGGACGATGCGCCTGCATTGATATCACCAATTGTTACAGAGCGCAGTTTTTGATAGTTGGTGAAATAATCGTCCGAAGATCTGATTTTGTATGTTGGCCAAATGGTTATGTCTGGTGCGCCAGCAATTTGGCTTCCTGCTTGATACAAAAAACCAGGCATGAATTGTGGAACGAGGCTTGGGTCATCCCCAATCATTACCTTTGGATTCTGCGTCAGCAACATCGAATATGGCGCACCGAATGAGCATCCGTAAAACTCGCTGTACTGGTTTGCATTGTCAAGGCTTCGAGTGTTTGCTTCCAACATACAACCAAAAAAGGTGTTGGTGTTATTGTCCGATCCGCTTGCGCCAGTCTGTTTAATTTTGATCGCTGTAGGAGTTGCGTTTGGAGAAGTTCCAGTTTGGATGCCCTCCATGTGGACTTGAGTAAAGACGTTGGTTCCACCATCGTCAATCTGCACGCCAGTGTTAACCTGCTGACCAATCCGCATGTTGGTGAAGTAGTTGCGGTTCACGCCAGACGAACCAACTGGGCAGTCCATCAACCAGACGCCACGTTTGGTGAAGATGATGAAGACGTTGATGAAGCTGTTGTACCAGCAGCCGCTATCTGCACCGCCAACGTCAGGGCCACAACGCATAGCAATACCTTCATCGCAACCAGTGATGTAGATGTCGGTGAACTCGTTGTAAAGCTGAAACGTCACTGTGCTCGTTTGCGTCATGTCCTCCGGGACAAGGCCAAGCGCCCATACGCTGTTCTTGCTGTTGCCGTCAATGGAGAATCCTCGCATCGAGCAATGATTGTCTGACCAACGAACGACAATCATGTTGTTGTCGCCAGCTTTGAGAACGGTTGATGCACCGTCACCAATCAAACTCACCCTGTCGGATGTGGAGTTTGGATTCGTGTAAGGAATCACCAGTCCATTGTTCTTGCTGTCGGGGCCAGTCGTTGATCTGATGAGATACGTTCCAGCAGGGAAATACACAGACGCGCCAATGTCCTTTGCGGCATTGATGGCCAACTGGCAAGCTGCGCGGTCATCTGTGATGCCGTCGCCTGTTGCGCCAAAGTCTTTGACGCTGATGGACTGTGAAAACTTGGCACGCGCATTGGTTGCGACTGCTCCGGTGTACGGTGCAAGATAGTCAACTTTTGCGGCATCTATTTCAGAGATCACGACGCCGCTGTAGCGCTCGGTCGTGGTTGGAGAGCTGTACACAGCACTGCCGTTCCGATTCATCACTCGGATGCTGTAGTCGCTGTTCACATACAGGCGTGCAGGCGTTCCGTTGCGCGATGGATAACCACCAAGCGTGCGGACAGGCTGCGTTGCAGGAATGCTTAGAGCTGCATCCCAGTAGACATTGATCGGGTTGACTTGAGGGTCAAGGTTTGCCTGGCCAAGCCAAACATAACCTGCCTCAAGTGGCTGGCCATCGATGTCCGTGAAGATCGGATAGGTGGGTTGGATCGAGAGTGCGGACATTACTGGTTCTCCTGGTCGAATTGTCGTCCTGTCTGGACAGCGGATTGCAGCCACTGCACTCTCGCGTCCAGGGATTGTGGCAGCTTTGCTGCGTTTGCGAAATCGGCAAATGCTTTGCTTGCAGCAGTGCGACGGATAGCGGCCTGGCTTGGTTCTGTCTTGGTCGCGGCCTCGATGGCGAGTTTCTGGAAGTCGTCGCTGGCAAACAGCTTTCCAGCAGCTTTCACTGCATCTGCGTTGCCTTTGGACATGAACTGCACGATGTCAGGTGCAACGAAGCCGCCGCCAGGGATTGCACTTGCTGCACCTGTGACGACGCGTTGAGCTGTCGTGCTTTGCATGACCTTACCGATCAAGCCTTCGGCCTTCATAGCCTCCACCAACGCCTGGTTGGCCTTGCCGGTGGTGAGCACTTGGGCGCGTGCGTCGGTGATCCTGCGTGAAATTTCAAACAGGTCGCGCAGCACTGGGTCTGCATCTTTACCAAGCACCTCGATCACCTGCTTGTAGACAGGTGGATTGGCACGCAGGCCGCGGTATGTCTTGGCGAATTCGGCAAAACCGAAAGCGCCTTCTTGGGCAGCACGGCCGGAGCTTGCAACGGATGCCAACGCCGTTGCGATGGTCTCCTTGCGCAACTCAGGAGGCACGACCTTGATCAGCTTGTTGAACTGCGCCGCGTCGCCCTTGGCTGCCGACTTGATGGCCGACTGCATGAGGGTAGCCACGCTGCCATCGCTTTCCTTGCCAAAGGCACCGACGATGCGGTTTTCCAAGGCCTTGCGCTTGGCTGTCAACAGGTTGGCTGCGCGGAGTTCTTGGCGCAGTGCATCGCCACCAATCTGGCCAACGTTGGTCAGCTGGTCTTCGGCCAAAGCACCATAAAGGCGTTTGAGGTCACCAGCGGCCATATTTCCGTATGGAGACTCCTTGCCAGCCATCGCCTGGCCTATCAAATTCTTCTCGCGCAGCAGACGGCCGTAGGTCACATCCGGGTCGGTGGCCAGCTCGTAGAGTTTCTTTTCCTGTGCAGACAAGCCTTTTTCACCGACCTCGGCCAGCACATCGTCGAGCGTTTGCGTCAGGCGCGGAAACTGGACGGTTGCAGTCTTTGGAATCGTGGCATCCACGCGCTTGTAGATTACGTCGGCATCGTTGAACAGCTGAGTGCGTGTCGAATTCAGACTGTCCAGGATGCGCTGAGACGTTGCGCCGGGAGCTGGTCGGCCCTCGATGAAGGCCGCGTCGAACTGTTGCACGACGTCGTCAGCCTTTCCGATGGCGGTGCGGACGGTATTCACCCAGGCTGCCTCGGCCTCACCACCGGCCACAGACCGGGTCAGGCCAACGGCGGCACGCACCTGCGGGTTGTCGCTGAAAACGTCGAATGGCAAGTCCATGCCAAGGCGCTCGGCTGCGGAACGGGCCTCAAGGTTTACCTGGGCAACGTCGGCCAGCTTGGCCTTGGCTGCCGCAGAGCCTGGGCCGCTGCCGGAGGCCTTGCGCACCAGGTCTCCAACTTCCTCGAAGGCCTCGGTGGCCACCTGGGCCACAGGAGCAGCTTCGGGTGCCATGGCGGTGCCCATTGGTGCGCCAGCAGGGGCCGCAGGAGCCGTCGTAGCAGCTGGCGTAGGCATTGGCTCAAGCGTTGGCTCAATTCGCGCAGCAGGGGCCGCAACGGGTGCTGTAGGCGCTGGAGTCACAGGACGGCCTGTGGCACGCTGGACGGTGCGTTTTACGGCAGGTGCAGCCGCTTGAACGGCACGTTGCACGACTTGGCCAGCACCACCGGCAGCGCCAGCGGTGACGACCTCGCCAGTGTCAAAGCGGCCGCCAGTGCCTGCTTGTGTTGCCTCGATCACGGCCTGGGTGCCTGCGCCAGCGGCGACAGCACCAGGAAGCGTGGTGGCGCGACCGGCAGGGGTGAAGGCCAGCAAGCCGCCAAGAGCACGCGGAATGTCGCCAACCGAGAAACCAGGTGGGATGGCGTACTCTTTCTGGTCAACAGACGATTTCAGGATGAAGTTTCCCTTGGCGTCTTGGCGTGCCTCGATGCCTGGGAAGTTGGCCTTCAAAATCTGCACGGTCTCCTGTGGGTTTGAAACCAAGGTGCCCAAGGCAGACTTCAAAGACGCCACGCTCATCTGGTTAAGTTCTGGCATGCCAGTCCACTCAGGCAGCGCCTGGGTTTCAGGCGTTGCGCGTCGTGCGCCAGTGACCATCTCGCCAACGGACTCAAAGAAGCCCATTTTCTGAGGCTCAGCTTGGCCGCCGAACTGCGTGGCCATGGCCGCATAGTCGACGGCCGGAGCCGCGGCAGGTGCGGCAGCCGGAGCAGGCGCAGCCGGGCTTGTGGCCGTGCCGCCGAACTGTCGTGCGAGTGCTGCGTAATCGGTTGCCATCAGCGAATCCCTGCTGCTTTCTTGAAGGCGTCAGCCGCCTGCTGATTTGGAAATGTGAGCACTTGGCCATTTAGAGCTGTAACGCTCACAGGGGCAGGAGCTGGTGCACCAGGTGCGGCCGGAGGTGGAGCGCCAGGCGCAGTCGGTGCCGTCTCGGTTGGCGTGTAGAAGATGTTTTCCGTCTTCAAGCCGTAGCCCTTGGCGATGCGCTCGATGCCCTGGCGAACCTGGGCTTCTTGTTGCTGCGCTGTCGTGTACAGCTTGCCAGCTTGGCCTTTGAAAGCGTTGCGCTGTGATGCGGAAAGACGCTCGCCGTTGATGACCTTGTTGTAGACGTTTTGAATGCGCTCAGGAACACCGGCCGCATTTTGAGCTGTGGCGAATTCGCCCTCGCGCACAACAGAACCGGGGTCGAGCATTTTCATGTAGCCAAAGATCAGCGACAAATCACCAACCGCGTTGTCCTCAGAAGAAAGCACGCGGCCATAGGCAGACTTGACCTCTTGGTAGCCTTTGGTCTGGTCGCTATATTCCTTGCGGAACTTTGTTTCAGCTTCTGGGCGCTTATCGGCGGGAATGATGCCGGAGCTGATCTGATCGGCTTCTGCCTGGGCGCGTCTTGCATCTGCGCCGGACTTTGCGGCCGCGGCATCAGAAGCACGACGGGCAGCCTTGGATGCATCGATTTGAGCCTGTGTGAGTCCCAACTCTGCACCAAACTTGTCGGGCGCAAACTTGGCCTCAGCCTCTTTGATGATGGCTTCGGATGTTGCCTTGCGCAGCGTGAATGGCTGCAGCTCCTGCTTGCGACGGTCTTCTTCCAGCTTGACAGCGCTTTCGATGACCTTGTCACCGCCTGGCATCTGCGAGATGGTGAAGCCAAAGTAATCCTCGGCTGCCTTTGGGTTTTCCTTGGCCACGTCGCGCCATGTCTCCAGGAACTTTGCGCCCTCCTCGTCGCCGCCATTGCGTCGTGCCGTGATCTGCTGGTCGAGCAGGTTCACAGCAATTTCAGGCTTGCCGGACTTGAAGGCCGAGAATACCTGGCCAGAGCGCTGCAGGGCGTTTTGCTGCTGGTCAGCGTTGATCAGGCTGAAGCTCTCGCGCACGGCCTTGGCCTGCGTCTCTGGCAGCATCATGGCCAGGTCGGCGTAGTCCTTGGCCGTTGCACCAGGCTGGCGCAAACGCTCAAAGGCCTGCATGACGGTCTTTTGCTGTTCAGCTTGGCGCTGAGCCTGCTCTTGTGCCATGCGGGTTTCGGTGATGGCTGTGCCAGTCTTGAAAGCCTGTAGGAATGTCTGCGACGGATCTGGCACGTCAATGCCGTAATTGATTGGGCCCATTGGGAGTTGAAGTGCCATCAGAATTTACCTCCAAGGCCAGAGAAGATGCCAAGGCCGCCAGAGATGGCAGACGGGATCGACGCAAAGGCCTTACCTGCAGCCATCTGGCCGCCAGCAGTTGCCGCGCCCTGTGCTGCAAGAAGTGACGCAATGTTGCTGCCAGTTTCCTGTGCTGCAGCGCCGGTGCCTGCTGCCGATGCTTGGCCAAACTTGGCCAGGCCACCGAGCTGACCATATTGCTGCTCAATCAGTTGGCTGAGAATTTGCGGCCGGAATTGGGCCAGGGCTGCCTGCACGTTACCGCCACGCAGGCCGCCAGTGGCAGATGCGCGTTGCAGCAGGGCGTTTTCGCCTTGTTGAGTGAGCGCCTCAAATGCCGGGCCTTGCTCGATGGCCGAGATCGCGGCTCGCTGTGCCTCTGGGCCTTGCACGCCAACAAGGGCTTGCTGCTGCTTGAATGCCTCAGTGCCTCCGGTGACATACGGCTCGAGCAGTTTTTGCACAACGTCAAACTGGCGACGTTGCTCTTCAATACCGGCTTGTGATGCGCCTGCCTGTGTGGAGGCCGCATCTTTGGCCGCCTCGCCTTGCATGTAGCCAGAAACCAGTGTCGCGCCGCCAACGGCAACGCCAGCCAGTGCGGCTCCAGATAGTCCAAAAGTCATTTTGCGCCCTCCAGGTGCGGGTGTTGGACGGCCTCCAAAGCCAAAGCAGGTGCCGGGACGGTGTACATGTCCCAGATGGTCTTTGGATCAGTCTCGTTTGTTGGGTTCGCGTGGAATGTGGTCACCTCGACGTCGGTCAGCGCGACGCCAGCACGCTTGGTGTGGGGTTTGGTGACGCTCATGAAGCCTGGGCCGACATTGGCCGAGCCGTCGTCAGTGGTGACGATCAGGTGGCCCTTGCGAACAACGAAGAAGGACTCGTCCTTGTGCACTGCGCCGGTCAGGACTGTGCCAGCCGGGATGTGCATGGTGCGAGCGTAGAGGCCATTGCAGAAGTCGTGATCGACTGGCATCTCAACCTGGGGCAACTTGAGCAGTTCGGCCTCCAGGCGATAGATCGGCAGGTGCTCTGCTGGCACTTGCTTCTCAATTTCCTGAACCGCAGCATTGCTCATGGGGCACTCCTGTGAAGGGTGAGCCACTGGCAGCTCGGACAGCTCAGTGCCGTTATTGTCCCACATTTGCATAGCCTGTCAATCCATCTCAAAGTCGCGCTCTTCCCACGTCTGGCATGAGCGCATGTCATGGCAAATGAAGTCGAACTTGTGGCAATAACCTCGATAGCCAGCGTTCACATCCCACTGGTTCCATGGGATGCGATCCATTTTTGCTTGCATCAGTGGTGTCGCCTCGAAGTACTCGCAGTTCGAGCAGCGACGACGACGGGCCTCTTTCTCGTCAACCTGCATGGCTTTGCCGAGCGCCATCCAGTAGGTCTTGTTTGCGCTTGGCTCGTTGGATGGCTTCTCAGGGCCGAGCATCCAGTCGTCGATCACCACCTGGGTGTTCTTCTTGTTCTCGGCCGCCGTGATGAACGGCATTGATTCTGGCAGGCCACCAAAGCCTGCGAGCATGATTTTGGGCATGTCCATGTTGATCTCCTTATGTGATTTCGCGGCCAGATGCGCGGATTGTCAGCGCTGTGGCTGTGCCGGTGGTCGAGATGAACCCGCCATTGGCCAGCACTTGGCCAACCAGCTCAGGGAAAGTGTACGTCTCGTCCGGTGCGATTGCGCGATTGTCCACAATCAAATTGGTCGCTCCAGCACTGCCGCCGCTGCTTACCAGGTTGACGCTGATCACAGCATTGCTGGCGCTGGTGTTGGTGGCGGTGAATTTGTCGATGATGGCCGTGCAGTTGGTCGCGGTGTATTGCGTAGTCTGCGCGGCCTCCATCTGCTTGGAGCCAATGAGGGGTTTTGCTGTGACTGCCATGTCGTTCTCCTTAAGTGGCTTCTGCGCCGCTGGCGATGATGGTCAGGCCTGTGGATGCGGCCTGGATTTGAATGGTGTCGCCTGCGTTCAGCACCTCGATGCCGTTGTACTGCAGGGTGTTGTTTGCAGGGACTGCAACGTCGTACAGAAACGCATTGCCAGTGCCTGCCGATCCTGCCGACGGCACCAAGAACACGCGCACATTGATTGCCGCGCCTGTGGTGTTGGCGATGCTGAATTCCTTGAGCAGCGTGCGCGTGCTGGCCGGGACGGTGTACAGCGTGGTGACGCCAGTCGTGATGGCAGCTTGGCCAAGTTTGGTTGGTGTGATTACATCGAAAGCCATGTGAGCACCTGATTAGATCGCACGGATGCGGGAAGGTTGGCCAAAGGCAAGATGCCGTTCACATCATGCGCCAGCTCGACATTGTTGCGCACTGGAGCAAGCGCCAGCATTTCCAGAGCGTTGGCCATGCGTCCAATGCTCTCCAATGCCTGCACAGCTTTCTGGTCTGCTGTGCCTGCGTTGATGGCCGCATCTTTTGCCAAGCTGACAATCTGCGATAGAGCCTCATTGGCTGCGGCTTGTCCTTGGCCAGCCTGAATCTCAATTCCAGGCGTGTCGCTGGATGGCGAGACTTGGTCGGCAACTTGAAACAGGCGCTCAAACTGCCTAATCTGCTCGTGGTTTTTGAGGAACGTGGAGAGCTGATCGCGGGTGAGGTTGAGTTTTTGAGTGGCCATGGTCAGTAGGCCAGCGGCTCAAGTTGTGCCTCAAGACGGGCAAACGACAAATGCGCTTGGCTGTCACCACGGAATCTTTGGATGCGCCAGTTGCGCATGTGGCCCTGCTGGAACCAGGCCAGTCGCTTCGTGGTGTTGCCGGTCGTGCCAACTCGCACACCGCGGTCTTGGCTCCATGCCATTCCGTCCACGGAGTAGCTCGTCGTGATGATCGGGTCAATACCTAAGGCCACGCGGCCGGTGAGGCTTACCAGCTCCAGCTTGTTGAAGATCGCGCCGTTGCCTTCGTTGTAGACGATGATGGTGCCAAACTCCCAGCGAACAATCTGGCCCCAGTGCGTGCCGATGTTGTCCACCAGATAGCCAATGCTAAAGGATTGAGGATCGCCAACCAGCCACTTGTCATAGGCCCAGACCAGGTTTCGCGCACGGTACTGGCTAAATCCAACGGTCGAAGTTGTCAGCGTGAACCAGACCTGAGTCTGCAGCTCCTGCGATGCGGCTGCATCATAGACCAGCGTTTTGTCTGGCAGGTGCACATACAGGTGCTGGTGGTTTTTGTCGTTGCGCGCTTCCAGCTTCACTGTGGCAAGTTGCGCCTCCGTGTAGTTCAGCAGCAGCATGTCGATTTCCTGGGTGCTGATTTTTGTGGCAGTTGCGTTTGCGCCAAGGTAGATGCCGGGCTGCTCGTTGCGGCCGCTTCCCAAGAAAGCCACCGTCTCCAGATAGACGCAGCAGCCAAACGTTCCGATGACGCCTTTCGTTATCTGTGCGCCGTCAATGCGCTGAAATGGGAAAAACTCTCCGCCAACGTTGTCGAAAATCTCGATGGTGTTGCGGTTGAGCGCATAAATCTCGTTGCGCAGCTTGAGCAGGGCCACCACTGGGTCGGGGTCAACTTCGGAGCTGCCGTACTTCAAAGGGTTGACGGCCAGCGGGTCGGCCAGTTCGGTGACGATCAGGCTTGTGCCGTCGGTGGTCATGAAATAGCCATCCACCCACACCACGTCCAGCACGACACCGAGGTCTGGGTCGGTCACTTGCGTGAGTGCGCCGTTCCAGTAGTACAAGCGACCACCAGACGCAATGGCCAGGCGGTCGAAGCTGTAATCCATGGTCACCAGCGTGTTGACAGGGCCGCCAACGTCACCAAGCACGGTCACAGCGCCATTGCTGGCCACGGTCACGAGCTTGGTGCCCATGACGCGGTAGCAGACGCCGTTCCAGTTGATGCCGCCACGGTCAATGCCTGGGCCTGTACCGTTGGCCACGATGCCGTCACCAGGACGCAGAAAACCGGCGCTGATGCCGGACTGCTTTGGCACTGGCACCATGTTCACCGGGTAGCTCGTGCGCAGGTCAGGGCCGTTGTCGGTGTAGATGCCGTTGAGGATTTGAATTTGCATGGCTTACCACTTCACCTTGTTTGCCCAATACGCTGCGCTCATTTTGCCTTTTGCGATGTTCTCAGCGTGTCGGGCTTTGAAAGATTCGCGCCGGGTCTTGTCGGCCTTGCTCTCACCTTCACGCGTTGGAGACCCAGACACGCCTTGCTGGCCAAAGCGGATGGTTTTCACCTGATCGCCTTCCTTGGCCACAACGACGTGCGACTTGGTGGGATGCGAAGGCGTGCGCTTGGGCTTGTTGTAGCCCGGCACGCCGACGCGCTCCAGCCGTGGGTCTTTTTTGGTCGCCACGGTCAGAAGCTGATCATAAGTTTGTAGGCTTCCAGGCGAACCACGTTGTTTGCTGCCGCAGGCTGTGCGGTGAAAGCAAACGTCTGGTTTTGCGTGGCATCCACGTTCAGCACCACGTTTGCGCCGGTGGACAAGCCATGGCCCACCTGGTTTGCTGCGTTGCTGATGATCTGAGAGCTGCCACGGTTGCACATGAGCTTTTGAGCGCAGGCGCTGGCGTTGCTTGCACCGCTGACAGCCATCAAGACGCCACCGCCGTAGGTCATGCCGATGTTCTTTGCAGTCGCGCTGTTTGTCAATGTGTACAGGGCATCAATCTCCATGCCGCCGCCAACACCCATCGACCAGCCTGGGATGGTTGCAGTGGCCAATGTCACTGCGGTGTTGGCCACGGCCACGACTGCGGTGCCGTACCAAACCAATGCGGTCTGGGTGCCGGACTGCGTGCCGCTGGTTGTGATGGCTGCGCCGCCAGCTGTTGCCGACACGGTGAAGGTGTTGGCCGACAGAACTGTTTTGACGTAGTAGGTGGTGTTGATGGCCAGGCCGGTGGGCAAAGCACCACTGGTTGTGAAGCGGATGGTGTCGTTGACTGACAGGCCGTGGTTCGTCCAGGTCACCACACCAGGTGCAGCGATGCTGATCGTCACGGTGGCGTCGATGTAAGGCAGGTCGATTGTCACCTCGTCGGTGGCAGTGTCAGCGTCCACCACCTCATAGAAGCCAGTTGCAGCCGTGCCGCCAGTCCAGGTAATGTACAAGTCCTGGCCTTGCGCGACTGCGTTGGTCAGGTCGTGCACGCCAGCGCTTACCAGCTTCACGTTGCCTGCGTCGTCGTCATAGGTCAAGGTCACAAAGGTGGCCGCAGGTTGCACCAAACTTACAGGCTCAAGACTGCCAAGGGTCAAAGCAGGGAAGCCACGCAGCTTGGGCTGTGCTCCAACGTCGTATTCCACGGTGGCATTGCGGTTCTGAATGCGAATCGTGCGCTCTTGCGTGTACGGGCCGAATGTCTGGGCGCTATTGGACAGCGTGCCGATGGTGGTGTAAATCCACTGCTGGCCTGGATAGGCTGTTTGCAGTTGAACGATGGTCGGCTCGTTGCCGGTGTTGCCGATGCTGATGTACTCGCCAACAGGCAAGACCACATCGACGTCGCTGGTGGTTGGGCTTGGTTGAATGAACATGGTTTTCTCCTGGTGGGGTTAAGCGATGCGATACCAGCTGTTTGTGGCCTGCACGAAACGCATGCGGAAGAAGTCCTCAGCGGCCAGCGTGGTCGGGTCGCCATAGGCAGCGCTTGCGCCGTTCAGAGCCAACGTGAAGGCAGTGATCTGCTGCGTGGTGGTGATGAGAACTTCGGTGCCATCAGGCGTCTGGGTGTTCAAAGGCAGTGTCACAGTGCCAGCAGCCAAAGTGCCAGCAGGCTGAATCAGCATCCACTGCTGCTGCGCCACGGGTGTCGGCACGGCCACGTTGAAGCCGGTGCCTGGCGTGAAAATGCTGGTGGCCAGCGTTGGGCTGGCAAAGTTCTGCTGGAAGAACTGCAACAGAGCACCGATGGGCAGACGACGGGCGTCGCCGTTGTTCGGGGTGTAGACGGGAATCTGGTCGCCTGGTGAGGCAACAGCGAGCAGCGGCAGTTGGTTGATGTAAGCCATGGTGAATCCTTAGTTGAACTGGAGAGGGCCGTCTGGGCCAGCGTCGACAGGATCGACAGGCGGACGGATGAACGGGTTGTCGTAGACGCGCCATGGCTTGTTGCCAGCGCCAGCAGGCATGGTGGCCGGGAGCTGTTGCTCTGGCGGCATGGCGGCACGCTGCAGCAGTGTGTTGTAGCTGTCCTTGGCCACGGCCTTGGTCTCTGGCATCACCACCTTGCCGTAGCCAGGTGCAATGCGAACAGCGCCATTCGTGATGATCGCCTCATTCGCCCAGTCAGGCACAAGCGTCGGCTCGTCCAGATCGCTGTCTTGTGGGCTTCCTGGCAGTGGGTAGCCCAAGCGGATGCCTTTTCCGTTCCAGTCGGCCATCATGGCATCTATGCGACGCATGGCGGATTGGAGTTGCTCCGGTTGCAGGTCGAAGACATAGGACGCAAGGCCGATCTCTTCAAAGGCTGCCGCAACGAATTGGCGCTTGCTGTAACCCATATCAGGCCTCCTGTTTGCTGAGTGCTTCGGTGATCATGGCCAGCAGCTTTTCATCGCTGGTGCGCTTGGTGAATGTCAGGCCGAGTTCTTTGGCCTTCTCGACCAACTCGATGCGGGTTGGAGCTTCGCTGTCGTCAGGCACGCTTGTTTTCACAACTTGCGGCTGAGCTTCTGCCGCGGCTGCCTGCTCACGCAGCAGTCGGTGATTGATGCCGTCGATTGGCCGGGATGGCTTGCGTACCTTGACGGGCTTTTTGTTCTTGCGGTACTTTGGCATGAGGATGTTGTCTTGCATCACTTGGCCTTCCTTTTCATGGGCTTTGCTGTTTTCGCCGCGGCTTTGAATGCCGCAGAAGTCGGTGCGCCTTTGGTGCCGGGCTTGCGCATGCGCTCAGGTGTTTTGCCTGCAGCCTTCTGGCGCTCGATGCGCTCACGCTTGGCGTGAATGTTGGCGTACAGGCCGGACTTCATTTCTTGGCCTTCTTTGGCGCTTTGCTGGGCTTGCCAGCAGCCTTGGCGGCTTTGGTGGCGACGTTCAAAGCGATGGCCACAGCCTGCTTTTGCGGCTTGCCAGACTTCATTTCCTTCGAGATATTTTTCCCGATGGACTTGCTTGAGTAACCTTTGGTCAGTGGCATGGTGCCTTCTCCTGTTTGCGTTTCTCACGTGCCATTTGCATGGCAGCCAGTCGCTTGGCCCTGACTTCAGGGTTTTGCCACGAGCTTGCAGTCTTGCCTGCAATTTTCTGCTTTGTCTCATCATCACGCAATGTGCGTTTGCGAGCTTTGGCAGCTTCACTCATCTTTGCGCGTGATTCTGGCGTTCTCTCATAGGCTGCAAGTTTCTGCTTTGTCTCTTCAGACATAGAGTAACCAGCTGCCTTGCGTTTATCCCAAACATTCTTGATGAACTCAGAACGCTTGGAGCGCTTTTCAGCCGTCCATGCCGCCTTCAACCCAGACGACACTCTCTCACGGTAACCGGCGTCCTGCCAGAGCTTTGATGCCGCATCAGACCATGCTGATGTGTCATCAAACTTTCTGCCATTTGCCTTTTCCGCAATTTTTGCCGCCACCTCTGGATTCTTGGATGGGGCAGTTTCACCGCCATAGGCGACGTTGTACCCTTGTGGGGCCAACGTACCTACAGCGATGATCGCTGCCTTTTCCGCTGCATGAAGTTCGTCTTGCGTCTCGAACTCAGCAACCACTGTGATTTCAGGATCGCCATATTTGCGCCACGCACAGTGCACAGGAAGCTGGCTGCCACTTTTGACAGACCGCTTGTGCTGTGCGATGCGGATGCTCATATTGCGTGCCGTTTGTCCGATGTATGCCTTGCCCGATGCGAAAACCAACTTGTACAGAATGTGCATATCATGCTCCTGATTAACTCAAGAGCATGATAGCACATTAGGCGGGATTATCCTGTTTAATTATTGATTAAAAAGCAGGATGCCCGACATCTCGGGGTTCTTGTTCACCACACCGAACAGCGTGTCCATACGGTACTTGATGGTCATGCTGTCAATGTCGTAGAACTTCTGCAAGACCAGCTCGATGCCTTGATCGGTAGTGGCACGCATCACTGCGACGCCAGCGTCCGAAGGCACGGCATAACGGCCAGGCAAAATTTCCAGCGAGTCACGCTGCCAGAACACGTTTACCGATGCGGCATTCACGTTCAGGAAGGTGATGGCGGCTGTGTTGGATGGAGCCGATACTTCCACGTTCTTGTACTGCAGTTGGGCGTCGGTGGCAACGCTTTGTGCGCCAATGATCGGGGGAGTGATCACCATAGTGGTGCTGTTGGTCACGCTCACGACACGGAATGTCTTGAGTTGGCCAGTGCTTTGCTTGGTGATGTGGTGCACAGCGAACACGCCAGCAATCGTGAAGGCATCGCCTGCGGCCACGCTGGTGGTCGAGGAGACGGTCACGGTCTGGAAGCGGTTGTCCACGTTGATCTGGCCGCCGACGGATGTCGATGTTGCCTGAGGAGCGTAGTTCGCTTGTGTGCCTGCGCCGCTGGTGTCGATGGTGATCGAACCGCCGCCAGCTGCTGCTGTTTGGCGATTGGCGTAGTCCATCTTGTATGTGTCGAAGCCAGCGACCATGCCGACGTAAGAGCGCTCATAAGCCTTGTCAGACTTCTGATTGCCGAACGAACGTGCGGTGCCAACCAGGTTACCAGCTAAGCCGTTGTAATCGCGGCTGGACAGGGCCATGAAGCGGTCGTAGTCAGGCACGCCTTGCTCGTTCATGATGGCATCGCACAGGGCCACGTCGTCATAGTCACCGGCAGCAGCAGCGATCGGCACAACCAGCGAACCCAGGCTTGCGGCCGAGTTCATGATAGCGATGTTGATGTCGCTGGCCAGCTTTTGCTTGGCGGAATCGCCCAGGCGGCCTTCTTGCAAAGCGTCGCGCAGTTCGAGGGAGGTCATTTCCCAAGGCACGGTCTTGCTGAAGCCCAAAGTCGCAGGGACGGCCAACTGAGTCATGCCCTGGTAGCCGGGGATTGGCGTGCCAGGAGTGCTGTTGATCGACTGAGCGATGTAGGGCTGGGGACGCCAGATGGTGTTGTTGGCGCGTTCCATCATTGTCTGGTCTGTGTTGTAGACCGAGACGTTGCGGGACAGCACGAGAGCGTCTTGGAAGCCTTCGAGGAGGTCTTCAAACGCGACGCGTTCTTCTTTCGAGAAACTATTGGACATGATTTTTCCTTAAAAAATGGTCATTTTGAAGCTGCACGCTTCTGCGCCTTGTACTGGATGACCTTGGTCATGTTGCCAGTACGGGCGGCTTCTTCGCGCAGCCGTTCGAGGGTTGAGTCCACCGCGCCAGACACTCGACCAGTTGAGCTGATCATGCGTTCGGGTGCAGGGGCTGCCTTTCGGTTCGTAACTTTCAATTCCTTCTCCAGTTTCGCTACCGCAAAGGCAAACTTTACGGGGTCTTCAATTTTGGCCAGCTCTGCCGCCTTCTTTGGGTTCTTGCCGAGTGCGTAAATCACCAGAGCAGGATTGTCTGCACCTTGCAGCACGACGCCTTGTTGCGTGATGTTGAAGAGTTCCTGGGCCACGGCCTCGGCATCCTCAAAATCTCGCACCTTCAGCTCAGCTTTCGCCTTGCCGTAGCCTTCGAGCTTTTCCTGCCAGGCTTGCTTTTGCGCTTGCTCGGCCTGCTGCAGCTTTTGGGCTTCAGTGTCGGCTTGGCGTTTGCGCTCGAACCAGTCTGCCAGGGCAGATTCAAACTTGTCAGCGTCATAGTCGAAATCTTCCAGCTTTGGCTTTGCCCCAAGTGCGACCGGCTTTTTCTCAGTCGTCTGGGTCAGCTTCGCTTCGAGTTCTCGAATGCGCTTTTCCTTTTCGCGGTTTGCTTTACGCAGCTCTTTCACCCAACCAGGTGCATGAGCTTGCTCATCGGGAGGTGGCGCGTCCTCACCAATGGAGACGATCACTTCGTTGTCGTCGCCTTCTTGATCGTCGCCGGATTGCTGGTCGTCCTGGTCGGTGCCGGAATTTTGCTCGTCACCCACGCTCTCAGAATCGTCCTGGCTTTCCTGATCGTCGATCACCAAGGTGTCGTCGTCGAGGTTTTCATCTCTTGTTGCTGCCTTTTTGTTCATTCAAATACCCCATTTAACTCATCCACTTCAAACGGCTGGATGGATACCGTGTACCCACATTCTCCACCATATCGATGTCATCTGACAACAGGCTGCACTTGTTCTCCAACTGCTGCTTGTTCCAACGCCTCGATTGTGGTCAATGCGATGTTCTGATCAATCTCGCTGGCCTTAGCAATGGTCTCGGCCGTCTGGGCGCGTTTGAGTTCTGCGCTTGCGATGGTCTCCACTGTATCGGCGCGTGCCCTGGCAGCCTTGGCCACTGCTTCTTCGGCCGCGGCCTGCAAGAAGATGGCGTTCGGGTCTTGCTGTTGGCCAGCGGCTTGCATCTCTGCCATGAGCGCTTCGGCTTCTGCGTCGGTCGGTTTGACCACACCCATGCGGATCAGGCGCTTGCGGAAGTAATCCTGCACGTCGCCAACGCCCTCGCCCTCCATGTTCATCATGGCCATGGCACCAAGCACTTGCAGGGTCTCTGGGTCTTGAGTGATTTGCATCATGCCGGTCAGGGCACGCACGGTGGCCGCACGCTTGGAGCTGGAGGACGGGCCGACGTCCACATCCACATCAAACTTGGCAGCACCCAGGTCGTTGGCCATCTTGACCTCGCCGGTCTCCTGGTCGATGGTCGGCTGCATCAAGGTCACTGAATCGGTGTCGCCGTTGTCGGTGATCACCTTCATCTGGCGGCCTTCCTCGACGTAAACGTCCTTGGCCATGCTCAGCCAGATTTCGCCGCAGCGCTTCATGGCCTTGGCGAAGTTGCTCATGTAGATGAAGGTCTGCATGTCCAGGCGCTGCTGGATCATCTCCACGGCCTTGCCTGACACGTTGCTGACGACCTTCTCGCCTGCCTGCGGGTTGCCCAGAATGTCCTGCATGTCCTGCTCGGTCACCTGCAGCAGGGCTGCCATGGCCGGAGGGATTGCCGGGCTGCGGGTGTAAGCCACCGGGCCGCTGATCGCCTGGCTGCCATCTGCATTGGTGATCGGATTGATCAGCAGGTAAGGGTAATCCTTGAGGTTGTCCTCTGCCCACATGAGCTGGTGGCCAGCAATCTGCTCAGGCGTGAGGATTGGCTTCTCAACGCTTGACAGGGCGCTGATCTCTCCCAGCTTGGACAGCTGCATGTTCTTGAGGCGCTGCGCGTCCTTTGCCAGGCGCACGTGGCCCATGCAACGCTCGACGTTATCCACGAACCAACGCTTGCCGTAGACCGGCACGATGGGGATGCACTTGCCTGCAATGTAGCCGCAGTCTTCCAGTACCTTGCCACCGGACATGATGTACTTGTGAATCTTGCGCGACTTGATCTTGCGCTGGCGAACCTCGACGCTGCCAATGGCGGCCAGGGTTTCTTCCAGGGCCGGGTCGTCGGTGAACTCGCTGGACTTGTAACGATCCTCGGTGCCGTCAATGGCGCGGAAGATGCGGATGGTCTCGGTGACGTCCTCGACTTTGTAGTATTCCGCGATGTAGACCACATCGGGCGTGCACCAGTCGAACTCGTACTGGTGGATGATCTTGGGCCAGTCGGTCGGGTCGTCGTTCCACTCTTCCTTGTAGGACTCGTAGGTCATCGAGTAGATGACGTAACAGAAACGGGCGTCGGCCTTGTCCTGGCGCTTGGCGTTCAGGTCAAAGAATACCGAGCTGTCGGCATCAAAGATCGGTTCTATCTGGATGCGCTGGCGCTCGTTGTCCTCGTCCTCGTCGTCCTCATAGGTAGTGCGCAGACGCCATGCACCAAAGCCACCGCCCACAGCTTCCTCGAAGGCGTTGTCGTAGGCCTCGTTGGCCACGCTGTCGTGCTCGTCGGCACGGTACAAGCCATCGCAGGTGTCGGCCAGCTTGTCGTTTTCCGCGCCGTCCTTGGACACGAAGTCCACAGTGATGCGGTTGTTGCGGTATTCCGAGATGATGCGCATGACCGCCAAGGCGATCTTGTTCACCTCGAACTTTGGCTTGTTCTCGTAGATGTCCCAAAGTGGGCCTTCCCATTGAGCACCGGCCAGCGAATAGAAGCGCCGATCTTGCAAGCACTGCAGGCGCTCGTCACGCAGCGCCGTTTGGACGTTGTCAAACTGTGAGAGCGCTTCTGCGTGGAGATTAGCCAGTCGCTGCTCTTTGGAAATGCGTGCCATATTTTTGCCCTCGTTTCAAGTATTTTCTCACCATTTCGACACGTTCGGCAATGGCTTGACCGTTGCCGCCCGGTTGGCCGGGAGACGCTGCACCAGGTTGATAGCGTCGAACATCGGGTCAAGCTGGTCGTCGTGAGCGCCAGACGGGAAAGCGGCCACCTCGGCCAGGAAATCGGAAAGCCAGGGCGCGTCGTGCGGCAGCAGGACGTTGCCGGACTCGATGAACGGAGCTGCGTCATACCCTCGGCTGATCTTGTCCTTGTTGCGCTGCACGGCCACCACCGGGATGCCCTCGCGCCGGAAGGTCTGGATCAGGCCGGTGCCCGATACCTTGTCCTCCACGTACATTCCGCGCATGGCGGAGCCTTGGGCCACAGGCCGCTGGTCGTTCAGGTGCTTGAGCCAAAAGGCACGGGCCTGCACCAGCAGCTCGGGGGCCTCCCACTTGCCGCGCACCTGGTCGAGCTTGACCGCCTGGCCAATGCTTGAGCGTGCCCAACACTGCAGCACCGTCCAGTCGTTGTGGTCGGCAGTCTTTTGGGCCGTGTCCACGGTCAGGAAGCGGAACTCGAGCTGCGGGATGCTTGACCAGAACTTAAACCAGTCGGTGTTGATGATGCCGCCGCCTCGGGGTGCTGGCCGCTGTTGCAGCTGTCCGGCTGTGCCGTAGGTGCCCAAGGTTTGCTCCAGCTCGGTGACCTGAACCTCACCAAAGCGCTCAGGGAACATCAGCTCGCCTTCCTCGGTGCGCGGGTCTGTCCAGCCGATGCTGGTGGTGCAGCGGAAAGCAGGCTCGAAGCGCATCGGGATGCACAGGTGCACATAAGGCAAACCCATCTCCTTGATGACGCCGGAAATGTCCTTCTCGTTCAGGCGTTGCATGATTACAACAATGGCCGACTTGTCGGAGTTGACACGGGTTGGCAGGGTTTCGGTGAAGGCAATGCGTGCGGCCTCCAGCTTGGCCTGGCTGTTGGCGTTGTCGGCGCTGATCGGGTCGTCCAGGATGACCCTGTCGCCACGCACGCCGGTCATGCTGGTGAATGCTCGAGCTTGGCGCACGCCTTTGCGGGTATTCCCGAACTCTCGCTTTCCGTCCAAGTCGGCCAACAGCTCGATCGGCCAGAGCTTCTGGAACCAGTCGGACTTGATCAGATCGCGGCAACGTCGGCTGTCTCGGATGGCCAGCTGCTCTTCGTGGGCTGTGCCAACAAAGCGCATCTCGGGCAGGTTCCTTGGCCCCCACTCCCAGGCTGGCCAGATCACGCCGGTCAGCAGGGACTTCATGGAGCCGGGTGGCACGTTCATCAGCAGGCGGTTGATGTCGCCCTTGGTCACGGCCTCCAGGTGCAGGCAGATGGCATCGAGCGCCCAACCCCACTTCAGCTCGGCAGCCGGTTCAAGCACGCGCCAGGCACGCTTGGCAAACTCGGCCAGGCTTCTCTTGCACAGCTCGCGCTCGATGGCCAGCAGGTCAGCTTGCGTCAGTTGCATCTTTTGCGGCCATGATCTGCGCCAGCACATCGGTGCCCAGCTTGGAAACGTCCAGGGTGGCCACAGTAATCGGTGCGCCGTCCTTGCCGGTGATCTCGTGGGCCTGCACCTCTTTCCAGCGCATCTGGGTCTTGCTCCACCAAATTGCTGCAGTGGTATCGCCGCCCATGGCCTTCTGGAACAGGGTTTTCCCGACCTGGCCGTTGGCTTTGGCTTTGCCCTCGATCAGTTCCTTGGCAAAGTGCTTGCGCAGGGTGTCGGTGTCGATTCCGCCTCGAACCAGCACGGCAATCTGCTCAATCGGCAAGCCGTAACCGGACATGGCTTCCACCTGTTTGCGCTCGGCGTCGGTGGGTTCAAAGGCCTTGCGGCCTGCGCCTTCTCGAGCGCCGCCATTACCGCCTTTTTTGACGTATTCCTTTTTTACAGCCGAATTTTCAGTTTTTGGTGTCTTGCTTGCCATTTGTAACCTCCGCGAAAGGTTCGCCAGTTTCTGCGTGAGTTGCTATTTTGCCTGTGAAATCCTGCCAGCGCTTCACAATCACATCGCAATACTTCGGATCGAGTTCCATGATGCGTGCGACGCGCCCGTTCTTCTCGGCTGCAATCAGGGTGGTGCCGGAGCCGCCAAAGCTGTCTAGGACTTGGTCGCCGCCCTTGGTGTTGTTCAGAAGTTGGTACTCAAACAGGGCCACCGGCTTCATGGTCGGGTGCTCACCGTTGCGGGTTGGCTTCTCGAACTCGAGGATGGTGGTCTGCTTGCGGTCGGCTGCCCAAAGGTGGCCTGCTCCCTCTTTCCATCCGTACAGGCATGGCTCGTGCTTCCAGTGGTAGTCCTGGCGTCCCATGACCATCGAGGACTTCTTCCAAATCAAGCACTGGCGAACTTTCCAGCCTGCGTCCTGGGCAGCGCCTCGGAAGTTGTAGCCCTCGGAGTCTGCATGCCAGATGTAAAACACAGCGCCAGGCTTCATGACCGTGTCGGCTGCGGTGTAAGCATCGCGCAAGAACTGGCGGAACTGGTCGTCGCCCATCTCGTCGTTCTTGATCGTCAGGGCTTCCTTGGTCTTGCCCTCATAGGCCACGTTGTAGGGTGGGTCGGTCAGCCACATGTCCACCAGCTGGCCGTCGGTCAGCTTGGCCAAGTCGTCCATGCTGGTGCTGTCGCCACACAGGAGGCGGTGCTTTCCCATCACCCAAATGTCGCCGGGCACGGTGCGCGGGTGTTCGGGCAGCGGTGGGGCATCGTCGGGGTCGGTCAAGCCTTCGGTGCCAACGGGCGCCAGCAGCTCCTTGATCTCGTCCAGATCGAAGCCGGTCAGCTCGAGATCGAAACCAAGCTCCTGCAGGTCGGCAAACTCCACCTTGAGCATTTCAGTGTCCCAGCCGGAGTTCAGCGCCAGCCGGTTGTCTGCAATCACATAGGCGCGTTTTTGTGCATCGGTCAGGTGCTCCAGTCGGATGCATGGAACCTCGCTCATGCCCAGCTTGCGTGCAGCGAGCACTCGGCCATGTCCGGCAATGATCCCCCCCCCCCCCATCAATCAGCACCGGATTCGTGAATCCGAATTCCTTGATGGATGAGGCGATCTGCGCCACCTGCGCGTCGGAGTGCGTCCGGCTGTTGCGTGCGTAGGGTATCAGCGCATCGATCTGGATGACTTCGAGCTGGTCTGGGAGTTTCATGCTTTGGCTTTCTTGGTTGCGAGCGCTGCCGCCCGATAGTGTTTGGCCAGTTCGATCAGGCCTTCGTGAGAGTATTTGCGCACCGTGTTGTCGCGCTCGATGCTTTCAACCGACTGCAGGCCGATTCGTTCGATCAGGCGCTGGCGGTATTCCACATGGTTTCCAGCCAAGTAGTTGTTGCAGTGCTTGCATTGACCGTGGCAGTTGTCCTCCACAAACCTCATGTGTGGTGCGCTGCCGACCGATCTGTAGTGTCCGGCATCGTAGGTATTCGGCTCATTGCTCAGTGGCGTGCCACAGGAAATGCAGGGTTTACCAGCATCTCTTGCCCGAATGAAAGAATTAAAGGCTGTCTGCGCTTTTTTGGTCAGCTGCGGCTTGGTTTGCATGTCATCCAGTTTGCGCTTGGTTTCCTTGCGGTCGGCTGCGGCTGCTTTGGCCTGGACTTTCTCGGTTGTTTTCCTGGCCATCGTCAAGGCGCAAGTTGGGCTGCACACGGTTTGCAGGGGTCTGGTCTTGGTGTAGGCGCAGGAGCAAACCTTGCACTTGTGCTGCCGTTCTGCGTTTGTGGTCATTTCGCCTCTATCTTGTAATCGTGGAACACGGTGCCCAGGCTGGCATCGCCAACCTTGCAAGCCTTGACCCAGACGTTTTTTCCGCTGGCCAGTCTGCGAATGTGGCCGCGACGGTCGTGCAGCCTGGGGGATGCGTGCGTGCCGCCTTTCGATTCGCCTCTGGCGGTCTTTGGGCCGATCTTGACGGTGCGCCAGTCGTAGGTCGGTGATTTGCCTGCAGCGATTTTGCGCCTGTTCGTGAAGGTGTCGGTTATCACTGGCTGATAGCACTCGCATCCGGTGTCCATGCTTTCCAGCCACTTGGACATGGTGGCCAGCATGATCTCGGCCACATCTCGCGGCAAGTCTTGGCCTTCATCGACGGGGCCGTATTTGATCTGGCCATCCACGATGGCGTAAACCATCGGCGGAAAGGTGGTGTATTTTCCAGGCTGTCCCTTGCTCAAGTCGAGCACGATGCCTTGCTCTGGATCATCTCCGGCAGCCAGCATCATCATCTCGTAACGCTCATGGCTTGAGGTTTGGCCAGCCCAAAGCACCAGGCTTTTTTCGAACGGTGGCCGGTGGGTGGTCAAATTGTCGATCTTGATGCCGGTGGACAGGTCAGCGCCTGAAATGTCAAACCACTGCATTTCGGTCGGATCAAAGCCGGATGCAATGACAGACTTCATGATGGAACGAACGTGGGCTGTTGTCATAGCCTCTCCGTGTGGTTTGTGATGTAGTGGTGCTTCAGCATCTCGATGGAGCCGATCACCTCGTAGACGTTGGAATGGTCACCGAGCACACAGGACATTCGCAGGCCATCGGCCAGAAAGCCTGCGGCAAAGAATGACTGCAGTCGGCCAGATTCAGCATCGGCCAGGATGTCTTTGAGCGCAGCCACCAAGGCCGCGTTCGGCTCATTTGTTGGCACGGACGCGCCGCGCAATGGCGTAATGTTGCTCATGTGATCTCTCCAGTCTCTGGGTCAACGTACTCAGGCGCAGTGAAGCGCACGCCCTGCTGCGCACCGAAGGCCTCGATCAAGTCCTGCAGCTCGCTCATTTCGGGCTTGGTCATCTTGCTGGTGGACTTGCCGAGCACCACAAAGCCGCCATCGATTCCGGGCACCACATCCTGCTTGGACAGGCTGGCGGTGAAAACGTGCTTCCACTCCTCTTGCGACAGCTTGCGGCCATACCAGTTCACTTGCTTGCTGACGTCGGTCAACATCGCCCACAAACGCGCATTTTGTGCAAGCGTGCGGGTTTCAGGCTTGATCTCGACCACCACGCGCTGGCCAGCCATCAGCATGGACTTGAGCAGTGGCCAGAGCTGAAGGGTGATGATTTTGTGGGCCTGCACCGGCTCCCAAAGCGTGAATCGTTGGCGTTCGGTCATGTCAGGCACTCCCGGACTGCGATCCAGCACTCGTCGAGGCTGAGAGGGGTTTCGTCAATGCCTGGGCGACGGATGCCAAGATGCGCTCCCGGCCAGGGTTCTGCGGGTATCGGGCAATCGCTGCCAGCATCCCGGCTGCCGCCTGTTTGTTCGGTCGGGCGCTCAGCACCAGCCGGGTGCAGCACTGCAGGCATCCAAAGTGATACTGGCCGGACAGCGGGTTCTGTGCGTGGGCTTGGCAGGCTGTGCATGTCATTCGCCCTCCTGGATTCTGAGCGCCTTGCGTGCGCACTCGATGCTGCCCAGGCTCACACGGTCGCCAGCAGCCTGTCTGGCCAGCAGCTTGCGTGCCCAGTCCTTGCCATCGTTCATGGCCTGGAACTCGATCGGGCCGATCGGCTTGGCTTCTGGCGGTGGCAGTCGCCGCGGCTGTTCGTCTCTGAAGGTTTGCCGCGGCATCACCGCCCGGCAGATCGCCTCGAACTGCGGCAGGTTTGGCGGGAAGTCTGGGCACTCGTCGGCCAGGCGCTTGGCAGCCGTCTCGATCGTATCCGGCGAATACTTGGCCAAGGCAGATTCCCAGACCAGCATCGCAGCCCGGATGCCCTTGTCCTTTCCGTTGGCGTCGCGCTCGCCTGTGGAAAACTTGGTTGTGAACAGGCTGCCGTAAGACCCGTGCAAGATCAAAAACAGCTTGCGGATCGTGGGGTTGTCGCCTTTGGGTGCCGGTTGTTGGCCAGCGTGCTGGATGGCCTGCTGTGCAAGGGTGGCGAGGTTATTCATTGTCGAACACCCCATCAAAGATCGCCCGAGCTGCTGCAGCGTGCTTGTGCTCAGTGCGGCCAGCCGTCCTGGCCTGGTTTTGCCTTCTCACCCAGTTGCGCCAGGTGGCGTTCCAGTCGGTCTTGACGCCCTTCTGGCCAGGCTGTGCGATCCAGTAGTCCCTGAACTCGTCGAACACCTGCCGGGGCACAAGGTCTGGCCGTTCCTGTTTGCAAAACTCAAACCAGTCTGATGGCAGAAGGCAGTCTGCTGGCAAGCGCGTGCCGCGCTGCATCTTCTTTACTGGTTCTTGGTTTATGGTTATTGGTTCTTGGTTAGGTGGCGCTTCGTCTACGATTGGTACACGCTTCGTGCTTTTTTCTCTACGCTTCGTTTCACGATCCAATGCGATCTGTTTGTTCTTGTCGGCCTTGGCGTGGTAGTCCAGCAGCTCGGCCAGGATGCGCTCCTGCACATACTGGCCATCCTCGTCGAGCCTGAAAAACCGGCTCAGCACGAACTTAACCGCCTCGATCTCGGCCTCGGTGCTGGCCCAAGTCCATTCGATGGCTTCTTCAAGCGTGGGGAACTTCTCACGGTCGTAGCACGAATCGATCAGAAGCGTATACGCACCGTGCTGCAACATGGACAGCCGTCCGCATTTTTTGGCGTAGTCGCCTAGGTTTCTTTTGTAATAGTGCATTGCACTTCCTCGCAAACCCTCCTGAAAGAAGACTGACGGCAGGCGGGAGGTTCGCTTTTCGGGTGGGTAGCTACTCCCACCCTAGCCGGGTCTTGCATCACTCTACCTCAGACCAAAAGGCCATTCAAGGATTTTCTGAAGCCTGGGCCGAACTTCTTGTCCAGCACCGGCCGCCATTTGTGCGCCACGCCATTGCGCGTCCAAGCCTCTACAGCCTGGCCACTGGTGGCTCCCAAGGCCTGCGCCACTGCCTTGTAGGAGCCGAGGCTCTCACGGGCAAAGGCCAGCACCTGTGCGAAATATTGGTTGTCTTTCTTCATGTCTCAAACTTTACCACAATTTTGCATGATTCGTGCAAAAATATTTTTTACCACTTGCACAAAATCCTCTTGCACTATGCTATGATTCGTTTCACCAACAACCAACCACGAAAGGCAAACGCGATGGATTACCTTCACTCAGTCATGCAAGAGGCCCTGCGCGGCTTCGCACCACCTCCACAAGAAGACCTGGAAAACGACCAGGATCGTTTCGAGCACGAAGTCCAATCCCAACAGGAGACACAGCAATGAGCAGCGAAAAGCAAAACGTCTATCAACTAATTTCAGCGGTGGCTGGCGAACTGGCCCATGCAGGTATCGGCAAGAATCAACGCAACTCACAGGGTGTTGGTTACAACTTCCGAGGCATCGACGATGTTTACAACGCCATTGGCCCACTGCTGGCCAAGCATGGGATGAGCATCCTTCCGCGCACGCTTTCACGAGATTGCGTTGAACGGGTCAGCGGACAAGGCAAGGCCCTGTTTTACGTAACCGTCGATATGGAATTTGACTTTGTGAGCGCACACGATGGCAGCAAGCACACGGTCAAAATGTACGGTGAGGCGATGGACTCTGGCGACAAAGCCACAAACAAAGCCATGAGCGCAGCCTACAAATACGCCATGTTTCAAGCCTTCTGCATCCCAACTGAAGGTGACAACGATGCGGACTCACAAACCCACCAAGTGGCTGCGCGAAACACCGTGCCTGCCGGTTACGACGAGTTTGAGAAGGCCACCCTGCCAGCCATGC